CCGGGATTTTCAGTAAACCACTGAAATAGCACGTGCTCGCCGATGGGCTTTGTGAGGAAAACTTCACTGGAGAGTGAAGCGCACCGTACAGACTCCTGCTGTGTATCACAGTCATATCTCGTATCTAGATGAGATATGCTGTTACCACAGAAAGAGTTAAGTCCAAAGGCACCGCCTCCAATCTCTACGATAGGTAGTAGCTTATGCCACTTCCTAGGTATGGTCGATTCCAGAAATCGAGAACATTCCCATAACCCCTTTTTAAAGAAGTTATTGGAAGCCTCGACGACAGAACTGATGGAGGACGGTCGGGTCTCGTCAAATGGTTCAAGAACGTAAGCAGGAGTCACATCGACACCTGAATACGCAACCATGCCGCAAGACTCACGGAACAGACCGTTCACGTGGGTTTTGGCAGGATTAATCTTGAACCACATACTCTCCAATATATCGAAGAGTATGGATCCACAGTCCACGGGGGCGATGATATCATCTCCGTAGACGATGATCTCAGCCGTTACCTTACGGATATTTCTATCCGTAACAGTCAAACCTCTAGCAAACAAAACTGCAGCTACGGTGATGCAGCAGTATGCTATCGATTGGACTGGAAACGTAACGGCAGATCCCATCGGAGCGAACATCTTGAGTGAAACTCGAGATGGCTGCTTCTTATCAATATCATTGATAAGGTCCGATGTTCTACTAGCCTGCAGAGCGGTAAGTAACGACCAGTTGGTTCGAAACAGTCGCTCTACAAACCAGCAGGATAGTCTATCACTAGCTGATTTTAAATCAACCGTGATAGATTTACCCTGTTTGGATGCCTCAAGTGCCGCAGCCCTCGATGGGCGTTGGTCATTGATAGTCACTGACTTTCGAATCAGTGATTTTCCTATCGAATCAACAAGAAACCTACGTATACCCTGTTGGGCATACTGGTGGCTTGCTGGCTCGCTGGCGATAAGCCGAGGGCCCTTCTGGGTTTTCGGAACCGCGATCAGTTTAGAGTATGGTTCCCCGACTGATAAGTCGGAGTCACATTCATGACTGAATAGGGAGTGCAGTGCCAGGTTAAGGGTTGGAAATCCAAACTCTTGCCTGGAAAACACTCTGTCAAGGCGGGCTGTCCAGTTGGGGAATTCAAACTTTGAGAGTTTGAATCCTTCACTAACGGCCCCAGGACCATGTCGGTACTGCGAGTCTGAGGGAATGAATTCCCCCAGGCTTGCTGACACTCTGTCGCAGACTTGCTGCAGAGTGACGAGAGGATCGTCGCCGTCGTATCTGCACTCGTCGCCTGATTTACCATCAGGTGTAGGAGTGAAGAGATCACGAGATCGGGCTTCCACAAAGGAAGTGTACCGATTAGGGCGATGATTAAAGACATTATCGTCCCGCCAAAGTAAAGACGGTGTTGGTAATGAACTTTCATTGCTGAAGAACTCCTTAACTGCGTCAAAACGCCGTTCTGGAGAACAGTCAAGACGAATCTTCTTGCAAGCGTAATAAAGCGTTTGCAGAAAGAAAATCGCATTGACATCAGCATCCTCAAGAACACGACCACGAGGATCAAAAACCAATTTCATCAGCCCCGAGAAAAGTCTCGGGTATTGATGTCTCCGATTAATGAGTCTACCATTTGGTAGATTCGACGGAGTGTATTGGCCCTCAGATAAGCATTTATCAAAATGCTTACCGAGATCAGGTAGCTCAATCGTGAGAACGTTTGAACCCCTACTATTGATCTGTGTGAGGAGATGGTTTAAGTCTCTCTCAAACTCCCGTGTAAGATGTGGATACAAGTTCGCGCAGTCTTTAAGAACCGCGCGAAGGAGACCCTGCATAAGCGACATATGTTCCTTCATAGTCAGCACCTTTCTGTAAAGATGGGTAACTGAACATGGAGAACACTCAACAGTAACTCAGTCTATGACGACTAAGTTAGCGAAGGGAAAACAATTGAGATCTCGGGGTAGAAGACGCTTAGGTGCGTCCCAATACCATCAAGATTCCCAATTGAGGACCTTGCCCATATTTCCTGAGGTGAGAAACCCCACGAAACCCACATCGAAGAGAAGCAAAGTTGCTTGAACATCGGTGCGGTCGGCGACGAGAGTCGTCGAAATCTGGCGCGTCATTCCTGGCGTGCTAGGGGCGACAGGATAAAGGGTGTACTTCAAGACAACGTTATGGCGTTCCAAAGGAAAGCCATTAACGAGTGCCTTGTCGCGTGAATGACGAATATTCATAGAATATTCGCCAGTCGCTTCACGGAGTAGATACTCCGATGAAAACCCATCCTGGTTGATCTTGTTGAGCACTTTCGCGACCGAGTTGATCGTGATAGTGATTGTGTCTCCGAATGCCATTCTTATGCTCCTTGGTTGTTCAAAGGGTAGGATAACGTTCTGTTATCTTAAACCCCCGAGGCCCAATTTATCAAGTTCTTTGAAAATTGAAGGCGTGAACAAACTCCCAAGGATCGACCATTGTTGAGCATCCAAAAATGGAAACTCAACAGAGACATTGAGTGGAATTGTCGGGAAAACGTCCCGATATTTCCAAGTGCCAGTCGCATTTCCGTCCTTCCAGGACATTCCTGGGGGATTAATGCGTACATTCAAAGCCTGAGCAGACATCTTCTGGGTGCACATCCAGACACCCTCAGTAGCAGTAACAGGAATAGAATTCCTGCTAGCTCCGAGGATGTCGCCGATGTTGCCAAAATAATCTGCAAGCCACGAGAACGGGATTGCGTTCCACGCAGTTTCAAATTCGAGACCGAAGGATAAACCAGCGATACTCGTCCATGCAAGCTTATGAAGACTGGAATCAAACGGAGGGAATTTCCATCCTTCGGCCAAACGCCATCTAAGCGTCGCCCAGGATTCTGTGGTCATAACATAGTTATAATCACAAACGGCTTGAAAGCCGTTGGTCTGAAGAGGCACATTATAATATGTGTCTTCACGGACATCCCTTGTCAGTTTGACCTTACGTCGTAGACCTGTCTTCTCATTTTGAAGACGCTTCAATTCTAAGAAACGGCGATTAGCCGCAGCTTGGAAGTTTAGCATTTTCTTAATGTCAGAGATTAGGGGTAACCAGCCAAACTGAACAGTAAGGTTGCCACGGGCGCCCATATGCATTGTATCGCGTATGGATGCACGACGGTTAAACCTGTGTGCAGATTGAATTAGGTTGTCACCTAAGCTTTTGACCATGTGAGGAAGGTCACGAAGCTCAAAGATAAATAGAGGTACGTCGACCACCGGCCTATTAGGGTTGGTGTAAGACATGGCCTTTATCATCTCGGAGCTACTGTTCGGAAAGAACCATGCTTCGTTGTTCATTCCAGGCAAATAATTGTCTGGAATGAAGTCGATAGCAATACCACCATCGCCGCCCGTGCCATTGAAACGTATAAAGTTATACGCCAAATGAGCAAGGCGAAGACGGTTATCACCCTTGCGATTGCCTACTACGTCTTCGCAGTAGTCAAAGCCTGGTTGAACAGGGCCTCGAGTCCATCCGGAATAATTCCCCGAATCGACAAGAGGATACTGGTAGTATCTGGTCCGATCAGTCATCGTAAACACTCAATGTTGGTGGAGGTTGGAGAGGATTTATTCAATCCGTGAGGACACTTCTGTG